ATTTTAGGTGAGAAAACTATAGGTGTTTCTTTTGAGAATTTAATATTTGGTGTTTTTCTATCTAAATACTCAACATTTGAGAATGTTCTTTGAGAATTCTCATCTAAATCCTCAAGTATTCTTTTTTGTAATTTTGAAGCTTGAAGATATTCATTACCCTCCTGATACTTAATTAGTTTACTACCTTTCTTATAAGGTTTTTCATTAGGATTTTTTTTCTTCATAAGAAGAGGCATTAACATTCCTGCTACTTGTCCAATAGCTCCTCCATAGCTTCCCATAAATCCTCCAAACCCACCTCCTCCTGCAGGTATTTTTCCTCCTCCTTTACTTATAAGAGAAGAAATATCGCCACTTGCTGGCAAGGCTCCTGTAGGAATAGTACTTGAGGAAGTAGTAGTATATTGTTTAAGTGCAGCATTTCCAGGATTAACCATTTGAGGACTAGCCCCAGATGCTGAGAATGTACCCCACTGATATTTCTTTACTCTTGCCATATTTATTAAAGGTTTTGCATAATCTTATACTGTGCATTAGAGAGAGACTTATGAATCTCTGCAAATACAGGATTCAATTGTTCTCCATACATAGTTCTAAAGATAGAAGCCAATTCTGCAAGTTTAGCTACAATCTCTTCCTTATTTACAGAAGGTTTAACTGGAGCTACAACTGGAGTTTCTTCTACTACAGGAGCAGAAGTAGTTTCTTCTACTTGTGGTACAATTGGAGTTTCTACTTTATCTTCTTTGCTTTTAAATAATTTTGCCATGATATTTATATTTAATTTTTTATACGCTATTTACTTTTAGGTTTATACTTAAGAGCTCTTTTCTTTACAGCAATCTCTTCTTTCTTAAGAGCTAATTTTTGTTGCTCTAGCCTCATATTATCAGCATGAACTCTATCTTGTTGAGCATTCTCTCTAGCTTGCATTTCTTGTTGTATCTGCATCTTAGTTTTCTCAAGTTCCATTTTTTGTTGTTTCTCAACCTGTTCAAACTGTTGTTTAGATTGCTGAAGTGAGAGTTTAGTTTGTTCCATTACATCAGGAATCATATTCTGATTTACATCAGGATTATTCATACCAATACTTCCAAGAGCTCTAATCTCAGCCTCCCTAAGTCTAGCCTCTCTATCAAGTTGTTTCTGGTTCTCATCTCTATCCATCTTTTCTCTAGCAATTGCCTCATTGCTTTGGATTTGCTGTTGCTGGATTTGAGATTGTTGTTCTTGCAACTTCATTTTTCTCTCCTCAGATTGTTTAATAGAGGATTCTACCTCAGCAATAGAGTTAGATTTCAGTAAGGTAACAAAGTTAGAGAATTGTAGAGTTCCAGAAGATATACCTTCCTTAGCAAGCCCTTTAAGTTGTTCAAGGATAGCATTATCCTTAATACTATCAGATACATATAAACCAAAGTCTGTATTTAAGAGAGATTTGGTATCTAATACATTTCTAGTAAACTCATCAAAAACAAGTTTACCATGCTCATTAGTAGAGTAGGCAATCTTAGCTATCTCAAGTAAATGTTCTAAGACTTTTTCTTTAACCATAGAATGTTCATGGAAGTATATCTCAGTTAAAGCATTACTTTGTACTACAGATCTTTCTACACCTCCTACAGTCTCAGAACTATTGATTTGTCCTTTCCTCTGTCTAGAGATACCAGTAATATTTTCTACTGCTTCCTCAATCTTAGATAACATTGAGAAGTATCCATTAATAGAGTTGGATAGAGTCATATCTATCCCAGTAAACTGATTGAATTTGGATACAGAGGAGGGATCTCCTTCTCTACCTTCTTCTGCTGAGTTTACAAATGCAATACCCAGAGTATCAAAGTAATACATCCATTGCTCTACTGTCCATCCCTTACTTTTTGGGATTTGAGCAATATCCATTACAAACTTCTTACCCTTTGCCTTAGCAAACTCTAACTCTAGTCTGTACCATATAATGTTATATAAGTACTGGTAGGGTTTAATAAGGTCCACAAGTGAGGTCGGCTTGCTGTTGATGTTGTTGAATATTCTACCAATGAAGGGGAGTTTACACTTATATGGATTGTCCACTGTGTTAAATTGATAGGGACTCTCGTAAGCAAAGAAGATTGTTGGTCCAATTTGCACCCCAATCCATGTTCTTGGAATCCAGTTCCACTCAACTGTAATTTCCCCTTTAAGTTCTTCAGGAATTTTGAAACTCTCATCAACAACTTTCTTTTGTACCTGTCCATTTTGATCAAGGTAAGTTGCAGTCCCAATTTTCTTCTCACTTTTCCATGTGGTAAGCTGCATGAGAATCTTGGTACCTGTGTAGTTGTAATGTGGGTATGTTGTTGTAATGACTTCTGGAGATTGTCCATATGATGCTGTTGCATTAAATATTTCTGCACTTCTTAAGTTCTCTTTATCCTTATCTGTCAGTCTGTCTCCAAACCAATCTAATATTTGTCCTCTATCTAACCACATTCTACCTACTGCCCAATCACAATCCTCAATAAAGAGTGAGTCTTGATTCTTATCACACTCAAAATGTATTGGGTTCCAAGGAATTAGGACAGGTTCATTGTTAAAGATACCTGCATAGTACACCTCTTCTGCACAAGTAAGTGCATTTTGAAAACCTCTAATAAAGTGATTCTTAAGCTTAAGAGATTTCTCAAGATGGTTAAGGAGTTTATTAGCAGTTATCTCTACAGAGTTTGTATAAGAGTTTGTAAAGTACTCCTCTACCTCTTTAGGTGTTTCTGCTTCAGTCTTTTCTCCTAAAGCATTCTTAAGAATTGCAAGATAAGAGTACTCTAAAGCTTCTTTCTTGTCTTGGAGGTATTGGTTAAAGCCTTCTCCAGCAGTGGAGACAACTTTATAGGTAAATGGTCTTTTAAGCTCTTCTCCAACCAGTTGAAGAACAGAACTGCGCACAATATTATAGTCCTGAAAGTTAGCAGGAAGATTCCCAATGCTATCATGTATATCAACACCATAAGGCTTAGTGACATAGCTAAAGTCTTCAATATTGACAATGGAGTTAAAGAGATCATAATTAATTTGCTTAGCCTCTCTAGAAGTGCGAGATCCAGATAGGTTAGAATATGCTCTACCTACTAGTGCAATAATGCATTTCTTCTGCCAATCTAAGGTTTCCTTAGTTTTCTGAGGTACTCGTTGTTCTGGGAGTGGTGGAATCATTAGTTACTAAATAATTTAGAAGAGAAGAAATCTCTACCATTCCTCTTATACGAGTCTTTAAAAGCAGGCTGTACTCTAGTCAACTCTATACTTCTAATAAGAGCTAATGAGAATGAGATAAATCTATCAAAGTTACCTCTACTGTTATAAGTAATAAGTTCCTGTAGTAAGCCTACACTCTTAATCTTATATACATTGCTCTTGCCATCCTCATACTCCTCTCTTAACCAGTTATTTACATAGGTAATGAGTTCATTCTTAACAGAGGAATATGAATTGCCGACAACTCTGATACCATAGGTGTTTGTGTGTTGGTTAGATGCAGCCTTGACAATACTTGGCGTTCTAGATAGTAGATGTAACTTATGTTTGTTCTCACAGTGAGTTTTGAAATTGTTGATGTTATTCTCATATAGACAACTTGCATTATAGTACTCAATTAGGAGGATACATTGGTCATAGAATTCTTTGAAGTTCTGTGGCCTACCTGTATATTCTGCAACTGGAAGATCATGGGTTTCTTCCCCAATAGCATATCTTTTAAAGATAAATAGTGAACCAAGAGACTCACTATAGCTAGCTTCATCTGTAGCATAAGGATCTAACCCTGCAGTATATAAATTATACGATGTACCTGGGGTTGGTTTCTCCCAAATCTGTATACATCCACTCTTATCAAGGCTTTTATCTCTATATTCTAAGGGCCTTAAGGATAAATCTGGAATAAATTCAGCATTTCCTCTCTCATCATAAGACATTCTACCACAAATACCTTTATATTCATCCTTAGTTTGACAAAGACCTAGTTGTTTACGCAGATCTTCTGTAGGAAATACATTATTTGAGATAATTTGAAAGGCTTCAGAGGGAGACCAAGCATACTCAGTAGTATGTCTTAGATACTCATCAGGAGATTTAGCTTTAGCTTTCTTATTTTCTCTAAGTTTAGTCAAAAGTTCCTTGGCTTTAGGTATATCTGAGTTGCCCTCCTTATCATAAGCCCCTTCATAGTTCTGATACATAGGAAAAAAGAAACCTGCAGACTTTTCTTTTAAGCCATCCTCATCCCATACATTCTCAAAAGGCATCATATTATAGTTATCTGGGTTGTAATACATCTCTGCAAAGTCAATAGTACCAGCTTCCATGTCACCACCAGTACCAAAGACAATCATCATTCCAGTATAGTAATCACCAGCCTTAATAGAAGGTTCCATAGCATAGTAACTCTCATTCCAATTAATGAAGGTACCTGCTTCTTCTACAATAATTTTAGATGCATCAGCTCCCCTTGCAGCATCAGGGTTATTCTGAAAGGAGACACAAGTAATAGCACTTTGATGTCCTTTAGAGAGTTCTGTACCATCATCAGTATACTCAATATAACCACTCTTAATGCGCCCATCAGCTATCTTATTAACTAGCCTGCTTCTCTTAAAAGCTGGACAATTAGTGTTGAGGTGGTTAAGCATATCCATTACCTTAGTAAAGATGCCAATCTCAGAGAATAGATATTTCTTATCATAAGCAGCTACAAGTGTAAGAGATTTCTTAATGAAGGTGTACTCCCAAGCAATAGTAGCAGCATTCTTATAAGAAAATCCTCTTCTTCTTGCCTTACCTACAATCATACTCTTTCCTCCCTCTGTCCAAAGTACCTTATTGTTTAGGTGAAGGGAGGGAATGAGGGAGGGATCTATACCATTCTCAGCTATCTCTAAAAACCAGAAATACTCAAAATCACCATCCCAAAAGTCAGGAAGTAGGAATCCCTTAGATACTTTTCTCTTACCCCTATTATCATCAGTTAAGTTTACTTTATTAATGAGACAGTAATTTAAGTAGAAATAATGTTTACCAGTAATCTTAGCTCCAGAGACCTCATAGCCTTCCATACATCTAGTGTACTCTTGATCCCAAAATCTATCAAATTCTAGAGTCCCAGGAAGAGCATCAGTATATCTACCAGTAGTTACAAATCTATTACCGGCCTCTCTAAAGGGCTCAGTATTAATCCATATACCATTCTTATTTCTTATTGCTCCCATTTGTTAATTTTTGCTCCTGCTCTTACCTTATTCTGTGCTACATTCTCAGATTCTACTTTTTCCTTAAGGCCTTCTAGAGTTGTAATAACCTGAAGGGTATTCTTGAGTGCATCTGTAACTTCCTTAACTTTATATACCGGATTACCTCTAGCATCTAAGAGAGAATAATCTACATTTCTAAAGTATGCTCTAGTTTGATTGGCAGCATGTATAGCATCTTGCAGATACCTCATATTAAAAGTGTAATTAAGTTCCTTATACTTCTCAATTGCACTCTTAAGTTCAGGAGTTATAGAGAGCCCTAGATCTTTCTCTAGAGCAACTATCTTCTGTTCTTCATCATAAGCTCTATAAGGAGAGTTATAATCAGCAAATAGGTATATATACTTAAAAGCTTGAATACCATTGTCTTTCTTATTCTTCTCATATACTTCTTTAAACTCTGGGACTAAGAGGCAAGCCTCATGAAGAGTTACAGTAGCATTATTTATCTCTATTATTTTCATTCTTTATTCTTAAGTAGTTTTTATAGTTCTCTCTCTTAGAGAGTTTCTTAATAAAGGTGCCTATATACCTAAGAGTTATCTTAGGAGTAGAGTCTTTCATACCCTTAGCAGCAGTTAAGAAGCTAAATTTTATTGCAGTATTAACATCCTTGTACGGAAGTTGAAGATTATCAGCAACTTCTTTAATAATTAGACTAAGTCTCACTAAAGATAAATTTAATGTCTGCTAAGTATATACCATTTCTAAAGCCAGAAGAAGTAAGAAGTCCTTTTTTCTTAAGAGATGCCTTAATGTTGTTGTAAGAAGCATCTTTTAAGGAGAGTTTATCCTTAATTTTTTTATTAGTCTTAGGGGAGTTTAATAGTTCCCAAGCAATAGTTGGGGTACTTTGGCTAAGGAACTCCTCATATTCCCTAAGCAATTCTGCAGCAACTTTAATCTCACTCTCAGTAAGGTTAAAGTTTAGGGCCATAACCCTCATATAGTTGAGGTAAGTATCACCCCTCACTGCTATCAGTCTCTGTTTCTCCATTAGTAAAAGGTATCTTAAGTTGTATAGAGTTAAGTTCTTCAGCAAGGTGTTTTTCCTCAGCTTCATTAATAAGTCTCATTATCTCTTCTGGAGTTTCCAAGAAGTTAAACATAATATCTTCAGTAAGTCCTTGCATAATAGTAAAGGTTTTCTCAGTTAAGGGAGAAGTTTGATTACCAATAAGGATAAAAGGGGGTAAAGTATTAAAGGCAAATACAATATCTTTATAGGCTAAGTTTTCCCCCTCATATACTTCTTCTCCAATCTCCCTTAACATATCAGCAATATCATGTGTAATACTCTTTCCCTTAGAATCTTTTAGTGAATCCTCAAATACTAGTAATTTTAATTTTATACTTTTCATATTTATTCGTATTATACTTGCAAATATATATAAAATTTTTATGAATAGACAATACAGGAGAAAATTAGAGAAGTTGCAAAAGAAAGAGTATGATCTTTTTGTTAAGAAGAATAAGAACTTTTTAGATGCAATAAAGGGAGATCAAGGATCTCAACAAGCATTACAAAGAATCAAGGATTTATTAGATAATTATGGCAAAGAACAAAGTAACGGAGACCCTATTCAAGAAGAAGCATAAAGTATCTCTTGGTAGACATGCTAAGAAAGATAGTACCTCTAAGGCTAGTAAGAGGTATAAGAAACCTTATGCTGGACAAGGAAGATAAAATATAAAGTCAGAAATTTTTCGTATAATTACTTAAAGTAATTACATACATCTTTAAGGATGTATTGGGTATACTATAGGTAAGTTACTCTTACCTCAATAAAGTTGAATCTAAGAGGCATTGTATAGCATATGCAATCAGGGGTAGTAGCTAAGTTACTACCTTTTTGTTTTACAGAAAAGTAGTATTTTACTTTACATTTTTTAAAATTTTTTTAAAATT